GTTCTCTCTACTTCGATAGGCGGTGACCAACTCAGGTAGGGAGCCAAGCGATGTGCGACTGTAATCCTGATATGTTCACCTGTTTTCAAATCCGTGAAGATTTGAACGAGTGTCAACTTGTCCTTTGAGACTAACGGAAGGTAACCCCATGTGGGAATCATGGGCGGTTTGCCATCATTTTGAGCCATAGCCAGCAACTGACCCATCCCATTATGAAACTGTAAATGAATTGAGTATCGGTCATGCCCAACCCCTAACCATGTCAAGACCTGACTGTGTCACAGCACACACAATGCCCTGAGAGCCTGTTGAGAGGGTCCTACGGATGCCTAAGTCGTGGATTAGTCCTGCAGTGCGCAAATCTGAGCAACGCTTCCAGTAGCCCTTTATTTCGTGGCCTTGGGCTGATGCTCGAGAAGCTGCTTCCTCATCGGTGAGGCCAAGTGTGGCGTCTGCGTAAATGGCGAGAAGGATGGCGCGATGGCTACCAATCCTCATGGGGCTGACTTGCCGTGATGTTTCAGGGTCTGAACTCCTGAACAGTGGTAAATCGAAGATGATTTTCTGCATGATGTGTTTCCTTTGTTAAAGCCCTTTGAGTGGCTGGATGTGACTTTACACAATTTGAGAAGTCGGTGGTGGATACCCCAATGGAAACAAAGGCACCCACCACCTAGCCCCAGCCCGCTCAAACAAGCTGGGAATCCTTATTTTAGCGCTCTAAATACTTCATTAAAGTGGTCCGCTGTTTGGTTCGCCAGTTCAATATGAAACCAATTTGGTGAGCCTTGGTATGAACCAGCGTTCTCGTCAGCTGTAAAGATTTTAACTCCTGCCTTCCCTTCGCCACGCGAGCAGCGGTAGCCCGCACCGTAGTCGCCAAAGGCGTACCAGTGCATTTCACAAAGGCCAAGGGCTTTGCTGTTGGTTAAAAACCAATCCCAAATCACACGTGCTTGTGCTTCGTCTTTATATTTTAAATCAGCTGCATACCCGGTGGCGTGTACTGATAGCCCTGCGTTGTTTCGCATTGGACGGTTGGCGTATGTGCCTAGTGATGTCATGCCCCAGCGTTTGCCACATAGTTCAACCAATTTGGCTGTGACGGGTTGTGTTTGTTTTCCGTCCCATGCTGGGTAGTACGGGTATGGGCGATTGCTCATGGCTGTGGTGGGTCTTTCGGTCGGTCTTTGAGCCCGTTACCTGCTAATACCCCCAAGAGCCCGCCAGTGAGGGTGGCGAGCATTGGTGACAGTACAGACCATGCTGCATCGTCATTAGGTGAAACTTCAAGCGGTTGAGTTACAAAGAGAAGGCCGTAGAGCAGAGCCAAGATGGAAGCAAGGAATGCAATGGTTAATCCAATGGCTACGACAAAGATAAGTCGCGCTTTGATTTCTTCGTTGCTGTGTCTGTTGTCTGGTTTCATACGCATTTCCCTCCTGTGCCGTAAGCGGGTGCTGTTGTTGTGCTGATGGTTTCAGTTACGCCTCGAAGGGCTTTATTCTTTGTTGGTGGGCAGTTTAGACGTTCGCGGTCTGCGCAAGCAGTAAGCGATGTCAAAATAACCAATAGAATTAGGCTATTCCGCATCTGGTTTTACCCAGCCAGCCTTAATGAGTTCGGCTTCTGTTGGTTGCTTTTCTTCATTAAGCCATAAAACAATGCCGTCTGTTTCGCTTGCTGCCCAACCGTCAATGAAGCCGAGGCTGTTGATGGCTGTGGTTATTGTCATTGGAATCATGCGCTTATCTCCAGTGCAACGATGTATGAGGTTTGGTTTCCAGCACCAATGTTAATATTGACAATTACTCCAACATTGTTTTGAGTGGATGCAAATTGTGTTTTGTATGTTGTGGCAGATGTTGTTGCAGGACTATCTAGATAAAAAAATTGGTCATTGTTAACGTTGTAAATTGCTGTTCCCGTGTAACAAATGCCTTGTGAAATTTGTGAAATTGTTGTAGCACCACGAACCAATCTTGTAGATGCTGCACTATTGGCATTTGCATTGTCTTTCGAAATACTATTTGAGCCAATAATTAGAATCTTGCTTGATGATGACTGTGGCGTAATTGTCACCGACAGACCTGAATCAACATAGGTGCTTGTATTGTTCTGAATGTTGGCTGTTGCGGTTGAACTGACAACCTGCAAGACACGAAACGCGCCCCTCAAGTTGTTCATCTGGTCTGCGGTCAGCACAGCCCCCGACACAAAGGCCGCTGGGAGTGTTGTGGGTGTTGCCATATTTGTCTCCTTTAGAAACTGAGCAGGTTTGTTGTTGAAAGAGTACCGAAAATAGCGTCATTAAGGGTGAAATACGCGTTTTGGTCAGTTGACTCGAAAGTGTACGAGACCGTGTGTGACGATGGTGTAATTGAATGCGTGATACCGCTGACAATCAATGTTTGTGTTTCACTGGTTGGAGTGCCAACGATAAAATTCTTGACCACTGTGCAAATGCTGGTCAAATCAAGGCTGAGGGCAATGTTTTGTTTGGCTTCTGTCATGCCAGCCAACTCGGTTGAAAGACCGTTAAACCTAAGAATTGGGTTTTTATATCGGCCTAGAAGATAGTTGCCAAGAGCTGCCACAGCTGACGTGGTGCTGTTGAGAAGGCTGAGAAGGCTGTAGGTCTGTGTTTGGTATTGAGCGATGCTGGTGGCGTCGCTGGTGACTTGTACGGCCCCTGCGTCGCTCTGGGTACTTATGTAGTTATAAAGCAATTCGTCGCCGTACTGGTTTTTTAGACTGTTGTAACTAAGACCTGTGCCGTCGCCATTAAAGGTTGCACCAGCCACAGGGTTCAAAACACTTGACCTACCCTTAAAGGTCAGGGTTCCGTTTGCCGACATATACAGGTAGCCCTGCTCAGAAGTGTTGATTTGCTGGAGATACGAAAGACAGTTGGTGTCTTGGTCAACTAAGAATGCGCCCAAGGTCGATGAACCTGTGTCAATGCTTACAGCGCCTTGGTAGTTAATTTCTGGTTGGGCCAAAACACCTGTGTTAGCTGCAATGTTGTAAATTCTGTTACCTGACGATTCAACACCCGGGGTGTATGTGTTGAGTTGCTGATTTGAAAGAACAGTGAAGTTGTCTGCACAGGACACTTGCGCGATGTCATTAAAGCCAAGGTCATAGTCAATGTCCCAATCCGTGACCAAGCCAGTGTAAATGGGAATGCCGTTGGCAAGAATTTGAATGGGAAGGCGCGGAACAATGCCTGTTTGTTGTGTGGCTCCGCCTATCCAATATGGCGATGATTGGTTGACCGGGTCAAAGATTCGGGTCTTGTTCCAAAGGGTCAAACTAGCGGTGCCACAGTTGAATTCGTCAAGTTGGCGTGAACGTCCTCTGTTAATAAAAACGCTTTGCACATAAGTTGTGACGTCAGACATTTGGATGCCACCCAAGGTGCCACGGCCTGTTGTATTGAGTACGCCATAGAAAGCGTCATCGAGCAGGAACGGTTGACCGAACCCGACAGTGGTTTGAAAACCGATTAAGACTTGAAGCTGTGGCTGGCTCATGCGCTTACAAAAACCTGCCCTGACAACCTCTCGGCAGCCAAAATCGCTTCGATGATATCCCTACCGACGGTCGCGGGGTTTGAAACAAGTCCAGCGGTTACTGTGATTTGAAGGTTGTTGACGGTTCCCATTGCTGCCTGCCCTGCAGCAACGTTGCCACCAAAGAAAGCGTTGCCTGCAGTGAGTCCGAGACCTGCAGCTGATGTGCTAAGTGAGCTAAGCGATTCGTTAAGTTGGTCAATTCCGAAGCCACCAATGTTGTTGATGATGTCTTTAGCAACTTGGATTCCAGCAGTTGGTCCAAGGCTAAGAATTTGGGAAAGCCCGGCTTTGCTCATGCCTGCACCAACCATGATGCCTAAAAGGTTTGCAAACTCTTTTCCGTCTGCAATTTGCTTTTGGAACACCTGTGCGTAGCCCTGTGAAGCGCGTGCTGTTTGTGCTGCAGCGACATCGTTTTCAGCGTCAACAACCTTTTGCAGTGCCTTTGCATATAATTGGGCGTCATCACCAGCATCGGCTAAATCTGCGTAAGCATCTTTGCGGGCTTTAAGTGCAGCGGTGACGTCTTTTTCTGCATCTGTTTGAGTTTTAAAAGCGTCAGAAAGAGAAACAAAACTAGTGATGGCTTCCGCTGTGGTATTGGCAAAGTCTTGAAGTTGGTCTTTGGCGTCTTGTAAGTGTGAAGCAACTGTGTCAACTGCTGTAACAACTCTGTCACGCAAAGTGTCTGCGTAGTCTTTGGCTTTTTCTTTTGCTTTTGTTTGCGTTTCCGCAAGTTCTTCTTGTTTCTTCTTTAACGCATCGGTTTCAGCGTTAGTTAATTTAAGAGATTCATTGTATTTTTGAGTAAGCAACTTGTCCATGTCGCGAAACTCTGCAGCTGTGTAAGTTACCGCAACTGTTACTTTGTCTGACTCTCCAGCAATCAAATGAAGAAGTCTGGCCCCATCTTCAAAGCCTTTTATAAGCAATGACGCCGGGCCGACGTGTTTGGCTAAAAAGCCAAATGCTGTACTTAACTTGTTTGTTTTGCCTTCCTGTTTGTCAGTTGCAACAGTCAAAACATTGTTAAAAATTGTTGCCAAGTCTTCTGCTACTGGCAAAAGTTTTCCGCCCATTTCAGCAGAAAGGTCTTCTAATCGTGCATTAAGTGTTTTAGTTTGATTAGCTAAACCGTCTGAGGTTCTAAGGTAGTCGCCTTGGGCATCGTTAGTTTTTTCCCAAATAATTTTCTGAACGCCAAGAATCTTTTGTTGTGCTGTTAATGCACCAGAACCGTCGTACAACCCGTCTTTG